TTGCGATACTCATCATTTCTTTGGCCGCGTCCGCGTCCGCTTGTGTACGTATCCCCATCTTAACGGCTTCATCCTGGGTAGCATTAAATTCAGCATCGGTCAATCCATCCACAGAGACCTTAGTCAGCATCATGTCATAAATCATTTTCTGGGTAGATTCATGCCAGGTTGCTTCAAGTTCTTGTATTCCCTTTTGGGCCTCTGCTACCCCTGCCATTGCTTCTTCGATGGCTTTCTTTTTATTTTCTTTTTGTTCTGGCGTTTTTGCTTTCTTGGCCTGTTCTTCCGTAAGTTTTTGTTCGGCTTCTGCAATTTTACCAATTGCATCAAGATGTTCTTTTGCGTACCCTTTTTGAAAATCTGCATAGCCTTGTATAAAACTTTCCGCGTCTTGGTTTGCTTGGGATACATCGTCAAGCATTTGCTGGTAATTATCGAGTGCGTTTTGTGCCTCTTCCACCGCTTTTTTATTATCGGTCAAAGCACCACTATTATTATCCAATGCACCTGAAAATTCATTATTTGCTGAGGCGGCAAGAAAGGCGGCATCAGCCGCTTCACGCTTTGCTGCAATATCATCCAGCGACAATTGATGAGTGAGTGTGTACCAGTAACCATTTTCTTTTAGTGAGGTGGTCACATCCCTATAATGATTTAATAAGGCCGTGGCTGGCCCTACCAGATAACTTCCAATCGTGACCTTAACCGCCATATATGAATCGTTTAGCTCATCCAAAGAATGTTGATAAGAATCCGATCTTTTTATTCCTTCAGCAGTGATAATCAAATTCTCATCGATGGCCTTAGACATCCTATCCACACCGGAAGCGCCTTGTTCCAATAATTTCCCCATCTCCATTCCAGACCTGCCGAACGTTTTCAGCAGAAATTGTGTTCTTTCAATTCCCGCTGGCAATTTCTGATATTGATCGGCTAATTTTTTTAGTCCCTCTATGGATACATCAACACCCTGTTTCTGCGCGATCTTCATCGTCACGCTCATGGATTCATAACTAATCCTGACATCGTCAGCCACTTGTATCAGGCGGCTGGCATCCTCAGACGTTACGCCAATATTGCGCGATAAATTTTTGACCTGTTCAGCATATCCAATAAATACCGCCCCGGTTGCCTGCCATGCTTGCCTAACAACAAGAGCCACAGAACCAATGGCGGCAAAGGCCATAGTTGTGGCCCGTGCCGCATTGAGGGCAGATGTTTGGAAATTTTTAACGCCGCCTTCAACTTCTTTGACACCCTTTACCGCCCCTGAAGTATCTGCTCCTATACTTACCAATAGAGTCATCAAGGTATTAGCCATCGTCTTTGTCCTCGCGCAAATCCTGGCCGCCCATGCTCATTGTAAGCATGGAGGCTATTTGTTTCATCTCTTCTACTGTTTGTTTCTTTTTTCCAAATTTAGGCATAAAATCCTCTGCGCTATACGCCTTCTGATTCTTGCCTCTGTTGACATTGGCAATGGTTGACGCGGTAATTGCATGTCCTAAATATTCGGTATTTGCGCCGAATGGTTCGAGCATACTGAAAGCCATCCACTCACCAAGTTCGTGACTAGATATGCGATTCAGCAATTCCTGTACTGTGCATCCGAGTTTTAGGGCAAGTCGGAAGCAGAACCTTCTAAAGGGTTTTCTTGCAACCCCTCAGCCAGTTCTTCTATATTGGTTTGACCCATGCCAGACAGTCTCTGTGCTACCAGGAAAATACGCTGCAATGCAGATGCGGATTTGTGTGACAATTCGACAACATCTTTCTCACTGAATAGCAATTTGCCTGCTTCATCGCAGATAGACATACTGGCAAGTTTGGCGCGGAAATTTTCGGTAGTAAACTTTTTGTCTTTACTCGTTTGTAAAAGCAAAATCTCGAATCTATCCCGATCAATTCCAGACATGCCGCGCACGTAAACATCCCCGCCCCATTCGGGGACGCTTACGAGTTCTCTTTTCAGGTCATCGGCTTTCAGAATCGCATCTTTTGTCAGGATCATATTGTGCTTCTTTCTTTTCATTATGCTAAAGTTGGCGAGCCAGTGAGTTTCATTTTCACGGCGGCGGTCAATGCCCCATCATGCGGGGCGGACGGCTCAAAGCCGGTCACAAACGCGCTAAACGACCATGAACAAGCGGCGGTGGATGGGAAGGTCAACGTGTAGGTGGTTGCCGTCCTCAACGTCAAGTCATGCAGTAAGCCCGTTGCCGCGTACTTGTGAGAAGTGGCATTTGGGTCATAAACTATATCAAGGGTAATTTCACCTGAGCGTAGAATAGTACCGACCACTTCCTCCCACGCATTAGTTGAATCGTGAGTAGTCACGTCTTCCGTGTCCAGTGACAAGCCGGGGCCGCTGATACTTTGTATCTGGGCGACTGCCTGAGCGCCACGAAGCAGGATAGTTCCATAAGCTGAGTACTTTGCCATTTTTATCTCCTAAGCCAAAATTGGTACGCCAGTCAATTTCAATTTGACTGCCGCTGTCAATGCTCCATCGTGCGGGGAGCTTGGTTCAAAACCTGTTACACAAGCCGCAAATGACCATGTAACCGAGCCGGGAAATACAATCGAAAAACCTACTGGGTTCCCATTAGCGAGCATTTCAACCAGCCCGCCGTCCGTGCCATCATGCGAGTTTGCATTCGGATCGTAGACAATATCCAGCGACAATTCTCCGCTTCGCAGAATGGTCGCCACAACCTCTTCCCATGCGCTTGTGCTGTCGTGCGTGGTTACATCTTCCGTATCCAGTGATAGACCCGGCCCGCCCAGGCTTTGAATATAAGCCACAGCCGCGAGCGTTTCACCCACATGGGTGGCATCGCTAGTTAAATCTTCCGTTAACCCGGTGGCCGATCCCGTATTCAATGAGATGTTCAAAGTAATATCTGCCATCGGTATTTTGCGAGTTAAGATAACCTTATCGGTTGCGCCAGTCACTTCAAACATTGCCCTGACTGCGGCGGCGGTTGCATCGTTTCGCAAAAATGTACGGATAGCTTCTGCTGAAACAGCCGCAACGCCGTTCACCACTGGGATGGCGAGCGTCAAGGGCGATCCCGTCATTCCAGTGGCGGTAATGACAACTGCCAAATCTCCCGGATTGGTGATCGTCCCGACTACTGTTGCGGTTTCAACTTGCACATCGCCCGCACCCATGTTTAGTACAGTTCCATAAGCTGATGATTTTGCCATAGTTTTTTTACCTCATACTCTTGCGAGTTTTCTAAACGTTTAATCTAAATGCCAGATTACATAATCCGACATGCACCTGAATAATTTCGTATCTGGTTCATAGGTCGGCGTTTCACTGTTCACCAATGCGCCTTGTATTGTCGTGGTTGTGTAACTTGTATCCGTGCTTGTTCCTGCGGTAGTTAAGCCTGTACAAGTTCCATTCGCTATCGAGATATTCAAGTTGGATATGCTTGCACTGTTCAACCTGGTAAGCGTTACGGTTGCGCCGCTTCCGCCAACGGTCAGAAAGCTCGTGATGGCCGCAACACCGCCAAGCGCCGTCCTGATTTTGCCAGCCACCACCGAAGCGGTATCCCCTGACACAACCGCCACGTTGGTTGTAATGGGAGAGCCGGTCACGCCCGTACAGGTGACAATTACCGTCGCATTGCCTGAGTTGACGATCGTACCCAACACTGTTGCTGTTTCAACCTGCGAGCCGATCAGCCCGGTCTTACCGTTCAATGCGGCACGGATCTGGTCATTGATCGCCTTTGCGCTGGCGTAGGTGGTCGCCCAGACATCGAATTGGAAGCGGGGATTCGCCAGTTCGTTTCCTATTCCGCTTGTATCATGTGTTAAAGTTCTCGGCGTGTCTATCCGTTGGAACGTCACACAAGGCAGGGTGACAACTTCGGGAATTAAAAACGGGTATATTCGGGTGGATACAAGCGCCGTCAAGCCCGAATAATTTGCTAGATAACTATAAATACTTTCGTCTAATACTGTCATGCCGTTGCACTCTCAATCTGTTGTTTGGCAAACCTGCGAATGGTATCTTTTATCTTCGCTTCGTTGTTATCATAGGCCGGGCGCATGTAGGGGCGGGGCTTCATCTTGCTTGTGCCGAACTCCAGCCACTCCGCATACTCCACGCCCGTTCCAACTTGTGACCATGCCTCTGTTGCACTGCTTGACACCAACTCAGTATTTATGCTATTGACCAATAAGCCCGTATCTACTGAGGGAGTTTCACCGGGCGCGCTTGCTTGGTGACCACCGTAAACAATGCCAGTATGTGAAGCGGCAGACATTGAAATCTTTACAGCCGTTTCAAGCACGAATCCGCCCGCCATAACTGCTTTAGCCAGCCTGTCGCCAGCCATCGAAGCAAGCACTTCTTTGACGTTGCTTTTTATAATCTTTACTTTGGCGGTCATAAATCCACCGCCTTCAATGCACAGATATAACCCATCACGCCGCGATCCTTTATTCCTACGATGTGATAACGCCTGTCTGTAAATGAACTGCTATCGAAACGG